ACTCATTTTAGATTGTTCTGGTTGTATCCCACGCGGAGTTTTGTAGGTATCTTCATACGCAATAAATATTGCCGCCTTATCATCCCTATATATTATATGCAATGCCTCTGTATAATCAATGCCCACAGAAGATTCACCAGTTGGCTCTCCAATTAACTTCTCGATTTCTTTTTTTGTCATGCCCAGCGTGAGCTTCACACCGGTTTCCGTATTGATTAAAGCGAAATCCTCTTTGACCAGCTTTCCCGGTTCAAAATCAGATTCCTTCATCTCTCCGCACCCTGCCATTGCTACAAAACATACCAGAACCATTACCAAACTCATTACTTTTTTCATTTCTGCCTCCTGTTTTTGCTAAGCTTCCAAAGAATATGCAAACTTTTATATTGCATATCAGTATCCAGCCTGCATGATTTTTTGGCAACCCAATCCTTTTTATCTTTTTATATATATTATATTAATTAGGCAGAAATATGTCAATGCTTTC